GTTATAAATAAAGCAGAAGATGAAGATTTTAAAGGGATTTGGAAACATAAATTATCAGAACTGTTAAGAAAATCTAAACATAATATAATATTACATTAAGGAAATATAAATGGAACTAGAAACTAGAATTTTTGCTGAGGGCACATTAACTTTTGATGAACCTAGTCATAAGTATCAATTTATAAAAAATGACGGAGAAATTATAGATGTGCGATCTGTTACTTCGCATTTTAGCATACTAGGAAGTTTTAATATTGGTGCTATGGCATCTCGAAAAGCATTTAGAACTACTTTTATGGAAGAAATAGAACTTAATAAACAGTATTCATGGCAATATAAAAAAGATGCTGAATCTTTTATTAAAGATATAAGTAAAAAATCAGCTGATGTCTGGACTAAATCGGCAGAGAGAGGAACAGCAGTACACCTGGTACTTGAACGATATGCTAAAGGAATTAAACCAGTATATGACACAGATGAAAGCATTGCTAAAATGCAGAAAGCTGGCATTGATTGGTTTGATGCTAATGTAGAAAAAGTCATATCTAGTGAGGTATTGGTTTATAATAAAGAACATAATTATAGTGGTAAATATGACCTAGAATGTATTTTAAATGACGGCAGAGGGCGAGTATTACTAGATTGGAAAACTGGCTCTATAGCTAATTATAGACGATTACCGGATATGTCTAGTAAACAAAATTTGCAGCTATTGGCCTATATGGAGTGTTTACTAGAGCAAGAAGGGGGGAATCCTTTTAATAGAATGGTGGTTATCATAGACCGAGATAGTGGCGAGATAATGACCAGAACATATGGAACAGAAAAATACCAACGAGATAAAAGTATTTTCTTACAGATTATTAATTTAAATAATTATTTCCATGATTATGCAGATGAATGGAAACAATAAACGAGTGAGGTTTTATTTTTATGTAGAGGGGTTAGCTCACTCCTTTCCTCTCTACACCAAATAAGGAGTTAAATATGCAGATTACAATTAAAGAAATAATAGCACCACAGCCGCCAAATGAAGAAAAAGGGTGGAAGGGTACTAAAAATTATAAGATAGTAACGACAGACGGAAAAAAATTACTATGTAATCCAGATAAAAGACCTAGCGATTTAGATGTTGGCATGGTGGTTGATATAGAAACATGGGCAGATCAATTTAATAATCTCTATATTAACAGATTTAAAGTGGTTAATGACGATAATATAGCACCAAGCCCACAACCGACACCAACTGCTCCAACACCTCAACCTCAAGCACCTACTACTAATTATGTAGAAGAAGGAACTGCTGGTGGGCATGATGTTAGTGAATTAGTAGGTAGAGATTGGGCGATTATACTACAAGCATGTGTAAACCGAGATGCAACACTTACTGCTGACCAAAAACTTAAATTTATATTAATGAATTATAGTAGAGGTTCAGTAGGAGCATTTAAACATCTTCAACAGACAGAAGATTTAGATAATACTGCTATAAGTGAGATGCCAGATGACAAAATTCCATTCTAAAGCAAAGTTTATAGAGTGTAAAAAATGCAACACGAAAGATATATATTATGTGTTTAGTAGGTTGTATTGTTGGTATTGCAAACAAAGATATGAGGATAAAAAATGGTTTTAAGTGCTAGAAGTGCCAAAGCTAAAGGTTCTAAATTTGAGAAAAAGATTGTTGATACAATAAATAAAGATAGTGGTTGGGAAGCTAGAAAACAGCCTGGCAGCGGCATATTTAGAGATTTTCCTAATGATGTCTATGTTGTATCACCAACTGGGGAAAAGTATATTATTGAATGTAAGAAATGGAAACATGGTTGGCGAACTGGGGATAAAGCCAAGCAGGGTGCAGATTTTTTATTAGTAGAACGAGATCATGGTAGTCCTAAGTGCTACCTTGAATATGATATGCTTTTAAGTTTAATGAAAACAATAACAGACTTACATCAACAAGTAGAACAATTAAAGGGGAGTAAAGATAATGATACAGAAACAAAATGATATGATTTTAGAACATTTAAAAGAACATGGTAAGATTGATCCTAAACAAGCCTATGAAAACTTTGGTTGTATGCGATTATCGGCAAGAATATTTGATTTAAGAGGTGATGATATTCACATTGAAACAACTTATAAAATGGTTAAGAATAAATTTGGTAAAAAAGTAAAGGTTGCTGAATATAAGTTACTAGGGGATTGATATGAATAAATTTTTAGATGCTATTATACATAGTTATAAAAAACCAGAGATGGCTTTTCATTTTTGTGGTTCAGAAACAATAAATTACAATGTTTTAGATGTTTTTAATCAAAAAGAAGAAAATTGGAAAATGCTTTTTACTCGTTCTTTACTAAAAAGAGATAAAAATTATTTATCAGGGATAAGAAGTCAATTAAGAAATACGCATAAATTTTCTATTTCTCATGAGTGGATAAATAAAAATTGTCCAAAAAGATTTTATGTTACTGATATTAAAATACCTTATGATGATACATGGATAGAAGTAAAAGATAACAACAATGAATTTTTATCTGGTTTTCATATTAAAAAAACTTACAATTCGCAAGTACCAAAAGATAATGATTTTTTATACATGATTACACCTTATATACCAACATCATATATCAAAGAGTTTAGTTATATTGGTACTAGAAAAAATCCAATTAAAGTAATAGCTCCAATGTATTCTTTTTTATTTAGTAATAAAATGTCTTTAATAGATTTAAAATTAAAGCCTAAAGGAATTGACCAAACTGATAGATTTTTATGGGGAAAACATGATTTAGATTTAAAAAATTTACAGATAAATGACCATATTAGAATAGTATCTAGTGATTTTGGTTCTAAATGGGACAATTTTACTCATTTAGACATATTAGCAAATGATAAAACACAATTTACTGTATCAGATACTGCTCATTCATGGTTAGCAATTTTAGAACAAAGAGAAGCTGATGAAAAAATAAAACCTTTTGAAATAAACGATAAAGATAAATCAATCGATATAATTGCGAATAAAATAGAATATAAATTAAATCAAATTCAAGAAGAATTGTTTAATTTAAATATAAAATATTTACGAGGTATTATTAAAAATTTGTTTATACTTTTATCAGCTATGAGTAATGAAAAAACTGTTAAAGAGATTAATAATAGTAAAGGTTCTAAAAGACATAATAGTAATAAACAAAATTATTACGAATTTAAAACTTTAACAATAAATCCTAATGTTGTTAATAAATATATAAATACTCCTATTAATATTAATCATCATAAAAATAGATTTCATAGTGTAAGAGGGCATTTACGCACCTATAAAAATGGTAGGAAAGTATGGATTAAAAATTATGATAGAGGTAATGAAGAATTAGGAATAATAAAGAAAGAATATTTAGTAAAAAACTAGGGGATTAATGTGAGTCTTGATAGAAAATTTGTATTAGGATTAAAAAGAAGTGGCAAGTATTCTTGCCCTAATTGTCAACACGAAAGAACGAAGAATAAACGAGATACACCATTATCAGTTACTTTACAATCTGATTCTGTTGTATATTTTTGTCATCATTGCAACATAAAAGGAGTGGAATACTATGAAGAAACTAACAAACAATGTTATCCAATTCGCAGAAAAGAGGGGGATAAGCCAAAAAACACTAACAGAAATGAAGTGCGAAAGCGGTTCGGCACAGTTTGGTGATAGAAAACTCGAATCATTAGTCTTTGGCTATTATAATAGCAAAGGCGAAAGAGTTAATTATAAAGCAAGAGCTATACAAGAAAAAGCATTTAAACAACAGACTGGTGGAAAACAACAATTCTATAATTTAGGTAATGTTTTAAATTCTAAAAACCTTGATACTGTATATATTACAGAAGGAGAAATGGATTTATGTTCTTTAATAGAGTCTGGTTTTTCTATTAATAGTGTTTTAAGTGTACCAGGTGGTGCTCCAGCTACTCCTACGGAAGAAGCTCACAATACTAAAAGATACCAATATGTATTAGACGCATTAGCGGAAGGGTTAGATAAAGCAAATTGTTTTGTGTTATTGACCGATAATGATGATCCAGGCCGTAACCTACGAAGTGATTTAGCATCTATTTTTGGACATGGTCGGTGTAAGTTTGTGGAATTTTCTAGTGATGTTAAAGATGTTAATGAATATATGCAGAAAGTAGGAAAAGACCAATTACAATGGTTGATTAATGAAGAATTGCAACCATTTCCGATTGAAGGTGTATATTCATTAGATGAAATACCAGAACCCTCGCCACCTAAATTATGGAGTCCTTGTTTTGATGGGTGGGGAAATAAAGTTATGATAGGGGGTGGCATGGTAAGTGTTATGACTGGCTATCCTGGTCATGGTAAAACCACTTTTGCTCAACAATTATGGGCAAACATAGCAAAAGAATATAAAATTCAGATAGGAATGTTTTCTGGAGAAACAAGAGTTAAACCTTATGTAAGAAGAAATTTACGAACATTTTATCATGGCAAACAAGAACGAGATATGTCGGAAGAAGAATTAAATTCTGCTGATTATTGGATAAGAGATACTTTTCATTTTCTTAATCACCCTAGAAATGCCCCAGAATTTGATTGGGTATGTGATAAAATAAAAGATATGAAAGCACGATTCGGTATTGAAGCATTTATGTTTGATCCTTTTAATAAAATAGAAATACCAGATATGACGAGAGGATCAGAAACAAATTGGATAGGCAAATGTTTAGATGACTTAACAACATTGGCAAAGGTGTTAGATATTCACATAATGATTTTGGCTCACCCATCAAAGCCAAGTGAGTTAAAGGTACATAATGCAGCACCTACGGCTTATAGTATAGCAGGTTCGGCTCATTGGTTTAATAAACCAGATCACATCTTTAGTTTATGGAGAGAAAAGTTTGAAGATGAAGAAGGTAATAGAACAACAGACGCAAAACTTATTGTTTGCAAATGCCGATATGAAGAATTAGGGTATCCGAGAGTTATGCCTATAAAAATGAATTTGGATAATGGTTGCTTTGAAAGTGTTGATAAGCAACAAGCCTATCAGTCAAATCGCAAAGATATATACGGATAAACCGCAGATTTCTGGTGTCAAGAAAAAAATAATTTTTTTTTAAACCGCAGAAAACCGCCATTTATTTACCAAAAATAGCTAAAAATGGCTGAAATCTGCCATTTCTCAAAACCCAATATGTTATAATGGTTTAAACAAAGCGATAAGTATGCTTTATGCTGTTTGACATTGTAAATAAATATTGTGTTTGAGTTGGTAGTAACTTTTCTATAAAGGAGATTACTATGAATACAAAATACAAATACCATGATGGTAATAGAAGTAAAGATTACACTCGTTCCAGAAAAGGTGCTGATTGTGTAGTCCGTTCTATTTCAATTATACTTAATCAATCATATAAAACTACACTTAAAGATTTATGTGATTATTCTGTAAAGTATGGTGCAATTCCTAATGATGAATGGTTATACGAAAAATATCTTTTATCAAAAGGATTTGAAAAACATAAACCACCAAGAAAAAATGGTAAAAAAATACAATTACTTAAATTTGAATTTAGAGGTCGTTGTGTATTACTTACCAGAAATCATTTAACTGCTGTTATTGACGACACAGTTTATGATACTTGGGATTGCAGACAATCTAACTGTAATTCATTTTATATTTTAACTTCAGAAAATTGGTCTTATTCAACTGATTAAAGGAGATTACCATGGTTTACTATGAATGGGATATTGAAATTACAAACAATGAAACTAAAGAATGTGAAGATCATTGGTTTTCAGATAAATTAAAAGATTTATTGTGGGCTAATCCCAAAAGTAAAGAATACGAAGAACATAAGTCATATCATCCAAACCGTCATTTTGTGTTGGTTTTAGTTAGAGATGAAGGCAACGGCATTGATAATTTTCCTTGCCGAAATTGGGCTTATGTAGAAAATAATAAAATGCCTACAGAATTTGATAATGGCATTAAAGTTCCAAAACGATTTCTTATTGAATATGAAAAAGTTTGGAAATAAAAAAGCGTACTAGCACTAACTAATACGCTTTAATTAAAACAATTATTAAGTTACTACCATCTTAAACACAATGTTAAAATAAAGCAATGTTTCATGTGAAACAATTATTGCCCAGTTAAAGGGTTATTTAATGCTTTGGTTAGCATATCTCTTAATCGTTCTTCTAACTCTTTTAGCTTAACATCTATAGCTTCATTGCGTCTATTAGCATCAGATTCTATAGCAGTTCTTTTTCCGTCAAAGCGATCTTCTGCATGTTGTATTAAAGTCTTTACATCATTCTCTGATGTTCTTTGACTTGTTCTTATTTCTTGTTCTGTTAATCTTGACCTTTTATCTACTGCACTTATTTGGTCTAATAACTCATTCATATCTTTACGAAGTTCATTACGAATATCTCTGGCATCACCTTGTGCTGCTGTTACTAATTCCATAGCTGTAGATATTTCCGACTGTAAAATTTGTTCCATATTAGCAATTTTAGTTTCTAATGTATTATCCATGCCAGATATTTTATCATTTAATACTGTTTCTAAATTAGTTATCTTTTCTTCAAATACATTTAAACGACTTTCATAACCAGATAAATCAGGTGGTTCATAAGATTTTATGACTTCTTTCATATCCATATAATCTTTATACACTTCAAATGCACCATAAGCACCACCAACCAATGTTGATAATGCTATTAATATTCCTACTAATTTCCCACCTCTAAATTTAATTCCTGCAAATTCTAATTCATTACTCATACTGCATATCCACCATATTATTAAATGTTAAGCTATCACGCACACCAAAATAATTGCCTAATGGGTCTTGTAATATAACATCTGTATATATTTCTTCGCTTTCATACCATACTGGCTGAACTTGTGTAGGTATTTTTTGATATGTTTTAATGTCTGCACCTAAAGCATTAACCAATGCTAATGTTGTTATTTGAGCTACGGCATCATATTGACTATCAAAACTTTGCATAATCTCTTTAGCTTTTTCTTGTTTAGCTTCTTGTTTTTTAGTGGGTTTATCTTCTGCTTTAGCTTCTTTTACTTCTTCCTCTTGTTTAGGTTCTTCTTTCACTTCCTCTTTTACTTCTTCTGGTTCTTCTTTAGGCTCATTTTGTGCCACCTCTTTTTCTTGTGGCTCTGGTTTAGGTTGCTCCTCTACTACTTCCTTTGATTCTTCTTTAACTTCTTCTACTGGCTCGTCATTAGACGCTGTTTCTGGGGTAGGGTTACTATCCTCAACCTCTTGAGTTGGCTCTGTAGGAGCTTCTATGGGTGATTCTGTAGTATCATTTGCCGTAGTTACCTCTGTTTCTACTAAAACTTCTTGAATTTCCTCTGTTACAGCTTCCATAGTTATGACTGGTTCAAAAGAAACAGTTGTATCTTCAAATGTAGTTTCAATAGATATAGTTTCTTCAATAGGTGCAATTTCTACCATTGGTTCACCCATATTCATTGTCATATCTGGTAAATCAGGCATTTCAATTATTTCTACTAACTCTTGTACTTCTTCTACTGGTGTCGTGGTATCTTCAAAAGTATCTATAGGATTATATGTATTCATAATATCTAAAGTTGTTGTTGTATCTTGCTCTTGTTGTGCAATCTGCATCCAAGTTTCTACTGATGTTGTTATATGATTATAAACGACATTATATTGAAATTCATCCCAGAAAAATTCTCCATATCCGCCAATCTCTATATATACTTTATCTAATTGGTTAGCAAAGTCATAGCTTCCTGTAACTGTATTCACCCAATTTGTATTATTATTATAGTTATTAGGGTTTTGGCTAAAAGTTGTTTTGTCTATAGGTACTAAACCTGTTTCCCATTGCAATGTATTGTCATTATATCCTTTTGTTTGCATAAAAGCTGTTTGAGAGGAATTGTTATACATACTATTTGGAAAAGCAAAAAGAAATTCATAATTAACTTCCCCTCCTTGTTCTATACCAAAAGAATTAAGATCAACATATTGTCGCCAAGTTGTTAAACTATTTGTTCTAGCATGACCACAAGCTGAAGTACGACCATCTGTGCCAGTTGCAGGAAAACCACTTGCTGCATCACTACATGATGTATGTGAATAAACCGATCCAGCCCCACCCCAGTCTACATCTGCATCACCCTCGTATTTACTTGTTACGACACCTGTATCACCATCTAACACATCATCAGTATTTTTATGCTCTATAGTTACAGTTGTTTCTGTAATTTCTTCTACATCACCTTGTATTTCTATTTCGGTAGTTGTTGTAGAACCTTCATCTAATAATTGAGCATTAGAGGAAAAGCAATATAAGTAAAACACTAAAAATACCCAAAGCACTTTCATCAGTTACTATCTCCTCATCTTTAAAATTTTCTTTTACCCATTTATCATAATCAGGTCTTTTCTCAGGATTCTCTGCCCATCCTTTTGCAGCTTCTAAACCAATCTTACCATAATATGGGCAAGGTGTACCTGCCATTTCCATAGCTTGAAAAATTCTAGCGTCTTGACATAGCATAGCAACTGCTCCTACTTTCATACCCATACGGAACAATGCCCTAGATAATTTAAGTCTTTCACAATTTAAATCTCTAATAGCACCACCACCTGCTAAACCTAGTATTTGTGTTTGTAATGCAGCACTAGCAGCAAAACTACAGACATCTTGATTATTGATGACAACGCTTGGGGCTGACGCTGTAGAGGGAGTTCTATCTACTGTAGTTGTGCCACTTACTGTTGAACTTGTACTTGATACAGTATTCGTTTGTGCTTTTGCTATACTACACCAAGACAACCATGACAAGAAAAAAACTACAAATAAAATCGCCCATAATTTTCCTGTCATTCTTCAATCCAATCTCCTAATAACATCATATCAGATAATCGTTTACTTCTTCTTTTTGTTTGTCTTGCCCAGTTACTATCTAACATTTCTTTTGATGCTTCTCCATAATCTTCATTAACTACAGCTTTAAAAAAACTAGGCCACATAGTAGGATTAAATCGTGTTATACCCATATTAAAAGCCATATCTATTATTATAGCTCTGCGTGCTTCGTTTAAATTTTCTATTGGAAAGTTTTTAATTTCTTCTTCTACTCTTTCAATATCATTCATAAGCATAAATTCTGCTTCTTCTTGTGATATTCCTAGACCATCTTTAGCAACATTTCTTCCTACACCTATTGTTGGGTGTCCAATAAGTATATCACCAGCTTTTAATTCTTTACCTGTACCATCATCATATACTTTTAAAATTACACCTTCATGGTTAGATATTAAATCTACTAATTTCTTTTTATCCACTTTTCATACTCATTACTTGTTGCATAGCTTGTTCTTGGCTCATACCTTGTTGCATTAATTGCATAACCATCATTCTTTCTTCTTCTGTTAATTGTTGTTGTGGCATAATACTTCTACCTCTAAGTGCTTGTGCTAACATTTGTTGTTCGTTAGGTTGATTAGAAGTTCCTCTTGTTAATTCAGGTGCAAAAGTTGAGCCAACAGGCACAGCACCTCTATGTTGAGAACGAGGATAATTATGTTTAATCATTGCCATTTTATTTTCCTTTCTTAATTTGTTTTTGTACTTGTTTAATAAGTTTATCTTTTTTTAATCGTCTATCTAGTTCAATGCCTAACTTCCTACCTTTAGCTTCTAATTGTAGTTTTGTAAGTTTATTTAAATCTACTTCTTTAGGTGTTGGCGTAAACCAACCATTAAGCCATTCAAACATAGTTTCTCCTTATACCCATGATTCTTTAGGTCCATAACCAAAATAACTTCTAGCATGACCTTCTTCTATTAATTGCTCACATATATTAACATCATCAACTAAAGGTATACCTAATATTCTACCAAACTTTCCTTTACCATCTTTTTCTGTTCTTACAATAAAAGTCTTTGGCAAGAGTTCTTTAAGCCTAGCCTTCGCAGCCAAACCCAACTTCTTTTCTTCCAAGTTTCTTGTTCTGCTTTCAGGCGTGTTAATTCCATATAAACGCACTCGTTCTTTCTGCAAGAACACTTTAAATCCCAAATCGATATCAACATCTATTGTATCACCATCAATAACCCTTCGTAATATGCAACGATATTCGTACATTACTCACATAACCTTTCATAGATTTCATTATGGATTAATAAGTCGTCAACAAGTTCGTCAGATATAACATCTATATCTGCATCAGTAGGATTAATCGGACTGGATATTATACAATAGCCTTTATTTCCGCTTCCTATACTTCCGCAACTTGCTACGATTAGCAATAGTAGAAGTAGCATTAATTTTCTTTTTAACTTCATCAGCTACCCTTATATCGTCTAATTGTTCTTTCATAACATCAGCTTGGACTGCTTTCCGCATCATCATAAAGCCAAATAATTTTGCTCCTAATTTAGCTATGCCACCTAATGCAGAAAGCCAACCCATTATTTATCGTCCTTGTTTGTATTCTTTCCAATATTACCAGCTACTAAATTAAGTATGCGTAGTATAAAAGAAATTGCTTTGTCGTCTGTTTTTGTAGGTGTTAGGGCTGTGATTGCCGTTGCAGCTGTTACTAAAGCTGTTACAGCAGAAACCCAAGCAGGTGCTCCACTTACTAAATTTAATATTGCGTCCATGTTATTCTCCTATTCTGCACTAAATGTGCCTAATTGCGACCATAAACTTCCAGGTGCTGTTGTTCCATTTTGTTTACCCAACTGCCCCATAGCTTCATTCACATTTGTAAATGGTCCTTCTCCCCATTCAGAAACATCCCATTGTCCATTATCCCATGCACTACCTTGTGCATTAGTATATGCCAACATCTTTTCTGAAAAAGTTCCAGTTGTAAAGCCTGAATCTGCAAAAACTTTATTCCAGTCCTCATTATAAGTACCAGTTGTTCCTGCTTCTGTTCGGCAACTTGCTTGTCGTAGTGATTGTTGTGTCATGGTGTAAATGTTCCCATACTAGAAAAATTATAATCATCTTGATCTACAGCAAATGCTTGTAAAGCTAAATTCACATCAGTATAAGATGCACTTAACTCACCATTAATATATGCTAATAATCTTTCATTAAATGTTCCAGCAGGAATAGACCGAGCAGTAAACAAAGCTAACCAATCTTCATTTACAGTACCTGCGGTTGAAGTTACTGTTCTTATTGCTATTTGTCTTGCTTCATTATTTGTTGCCATTTTAAAGCCCTACAGTTGCTTTATAATTATTGTTACTAACATTAGCATAGTTGCACCACTAAATGCAATAAAGATAGCTTCTAGGCGTTTTATACGCAGTATAGTTTCTTTCCATCTTTCAGCACATACAGCTTCATGAGTGTCTAATTTAGCTTTAACTCTTTCTGCTGATATTCTAGTCATAACTATCTTCTATGTTGCTTTACATCTTTATCGTCTGTCCAACGATTTACTCTTGCAACAACATCTACTGTGCCATCACCTTTATATGTATCATTATGCAATGCAATAAAAGCATCTAAATCACTAGCACCATCAATAGCATCACATATTGCTTTATGGTCGGTACGAATTGCTGCCATATAGGTAATTACATCTGAAGGGATTGCAGTATCAGCAGTAACTTTGCGTTGTATTAGCCAATCAAATCCTTGTAATAAACCATTAGCATCTGTTGTTGCTTTGTTTTTAGCATTAGTTTTTAAACCATAATTTATTACTTGATTGCCATCTTTGTCTTTTAATTTATTACCATCTTGGTCTTTAGCATCTTCATCTTCTAGTTTTCTATCGGCTGCTTTTTCTCCAATAGTTCTTACAACACTATTCTTATCACCTGCTATAGCAAATGCTTCATTCTTTTCTATGTAATAAGCACTATTAAGAGATGTCCCACTTATTGTTACTGGCAATATACCAATAGCTTTTCTTTCGGCATCTGTCCAAGCACTAAATAATGCTCTAGGGTGTCGAACATCATCTATTATCATTTCTTTTGGATTAGATATTATTTCTTCTATTTTATTACTTTTTATTAACGCCCACATTGTTTTCTCCTTTATCTTGCTGTTGCGTATTTAAATGAATTTTTTGCTATGGCTAGATAAATATATGTTCTAGCTGCACCTAAATCTCCATCTGCATCTCGTACTTTAAAGCCATTACTCAGAATATCTATATTATAATTACTTAACTCTGCACTATCTGTATTTGCTTGAAGAACAGTATCAGCAACATTAAAAGGAGAAGTTGCATCATCATGAATATTCCACCCATCTCCACTATTAACACCTTTTGTTAATACAAATGCAGGTCTAAATCCAGTATAGACAAATGCATTATCTGTAGAAGCATTTCCAGTGTATGATCCTGTTTTGCAATAGCCTTCCATATTTGCAAAACAATAAGATATAATTTTTTGAGAACCAGCTCCTAATATATCTGTATTATTTATTGAAAAAACAGTTGAAGTAGGAGCTGACATATTACCATTACCAGATTTATCTACTGCAGCAGCAGTATCATTAAGTTTAAGAACATAATTCCAATTTGTTAATTCATCACTTCTTACCCACCTATTACCATCTCCTCCATCTAAATCATCATAGCAGAAATTTATAATCATTGAAGGAGCTTTATTTAATCCATGTCCAACAGTTTCTGTACCAGCACCACTTATACCTCCTACAAATTTTACCATAGAAAAACTACCAGAAGGATCAGCTTGTACTGTAGAACTTACTGAACCATTACTATCTGTAGATGTTGTTCCACCATTTGCTCTCCATGACCATGAAGCATAAGTATTTGCTCCTTGATTATAGTATGTTCCCATATCATAACCATCAGTATTAAAAGCTGTTAAACCAGAAGATGTGGCTTCCTCACCTGTACCATTTGAATTTAATACTTTAGTAGTTCCTCTTGAACTATCCCACAAACCATTACTTTGACTTGTACTTCTAGCTTTTACCCATACCAAATCTGGTTTAAAACCAGTTACATGACCAGTTGTTCCACCAGAGTATGCTAAAGCACTAAATAATTTCTGTGGATAATCGTCATCAGTTTCAGCAGGATTTATTGCATCAGCTAGTGGTAAATTGCCAGAACATAATGCTTTAAAAGAACCTGCTTCATCATAATAAAAGTTACCATAGCCAGTAATATCAGTTTCACCTTGTGCTGTAACTAATCCATTAAAAGTACCATTCTGACCAAAATTCATATCAAAACCTAAAGCATCACTTGTTGAACCTCCAGTTCCAACCCAAGGATATAAATCTGTCGTTGTGTTTAAATTTGTTTGTGAACCAACCAAAGTACCATTTTTATAAAATGTAATTGTAGTATTTGCTCTATCTATTTTTACAGCTAAAATATCACCTGCACTACCACTACCAGCAGCATCATATTGGGTATAACTATTTGAACCATTATATAGTCTTACATAATCTGTATTTGTAATACACCATGCAGTAGGTCTACCTCCTCTATCTGAAGTTAAATCTACAGTTGGTATATTAACACCTACTGATTGTTCTATTCCACCACTATAACCAGTTTTCATTCTCGCTTCAAAATAATATATATTAGTATCACTTGGTGGTATAGCAAAGGTACTCATACAACCTTGTTCATTAACAGAACCACCACCTGCTGAACCACCCCATGCTAAATTACCATTAGTAATTCTTGCTGCTGTAATATCAGGATATATAGAATTTAATGTACAAAAATTACCACCATTAGAACCAGAGTTGAAGGTAGGACTATCTAATGTTGTAGCACTTGCTGGTATGCTACCAATATTAGTAAAATCATTATCATTACCACTAAAATCTTCACCTGGATTACTTGCATTAGTAAACTTTAACCAAAATCCATTATTGCCAAATGTCAGTCCTGAAGGGTTTTTAGGTCTCCAAACTCCATTATGCGTTTCACCAAAATCAGAAATAGATGCTGCACCATCAATCATAATAAAGTCAGCCATTTGACCACCCCACCAGCCAGCATCATCATATACATACCTGCCTATGTGCATTTCATTTCCATTTAAACCAAATGATGTATCTGCACCTGAACTTGGATAGCCATTGTTACCATCATTATCCCAATAAGTAGAATCGTTTATAGTATTACTTTCACCATTAATATAAACTTTAAGTCTATCAGTTGTTGTTGATTCATCAGAATTATAAATCCATACTATATGCATCCAAGCAGATGGGTCTCTCCATTTAGCTTTTAAAAAATTAGATCCTCCACTAGCAAGATAATAATGAAATTGATCACTATATCCAGTTGGATTATTTGTATTAATTTCTAACATATCAGAAACAGCACCACTACCAGTAGAAGAAGAACATAATTTAGTATTGGTTGTACTGCCAAATGCTGAATTAGTACCACCAGCACCAGACCTTTTTATCCAAAAAGATAATGCTTTTTTATCATCATCAGATGCAGCACTACTAAAACTTCTTTCTAATGCTTGGCTTGTACCATTTAATCTTAAAGAATTAGCTATTTGGTAAGAGTAAATACCAGTTGCACCTGCTGCTGTTGGTTTTTGCCATAATTCACTATTAAACATTTTTTATCCTAACTAAATGCAAGTTGTGGTGCTCCTAATTGAATAGAACCAGACGCTTTAACAAAATATGGTATAATGTCAACAGCATTAGCTGCTGTAGATATTGTTAAACCACTACCCCCTGCTGTTTCATAATCTGTTCCTAAACTTAATGTACGACTTCCTGTACCATCTTGTATTAATGTTATAATACCAGATTGACCTGCTGCTTCTGTACTTGGATTTGCTAGTGTAACATTACCAGTAGCTGTCAATATAAAGTTTTGATAAGTAAAATCTAATGTTGTTGAACCAGTAACACTTGCAGTTGATGTGCGACCTTGTTGTGCTGCTGCCCATGTATTAGCTGCATTTAACTTACATATTGTACTATCCACACTTACTGTTACAGTATCAGTAGCACCCACTACTGTATCAATACCAGTTCCACCTGCAATGTCCATTGTATTAGAATCTGATATAGTTTGATTAGAACCACTATCTCCAGTTAAAGTAAATGATGTCATACTACCAGCACTTGTACCTAATTGTGATATCATTTGGAAAGATGTTCCATCATATAAGACTTTAATTATCGCATCTTCTTCAATATCACCTGCTGCTATAGCTTGGTCATTTCTCTTTTTAATATTTTTAGTACCTAAACCATTAACATTTAATGTTGATGCTCCTGTGCTAGTTGCACCTGCTTTAAAGTTAAATTCTTGACCTGCTACATAAGCTGTTACTGCTGGTGTTAATGCTATAGCATAAGCATCAGCCGAACCTGTATCACTTGCTTGAAATACTAGGCCACCATCTTGTATCTGACCAGCATTTATACCATCTGTATGTGCTGTACCATCTGCTAATGCTGTTATCTTTTGACTTCCTAGATTAGCATTACCTGTAAAAGCATTTGATCCACTTTTCTCTATACAACTATTAATACCTGTAGCTAATCCATCATCATTGGTGTCATGGTGAGAAGCAGTAATTTTAGTTCCTGCATCTCTATCCTTTGCCCAGCTTCCAGAACCTGAAAAAGCTCCATTGTACCTTGTAAATGTACCACCTGACCACGCCATTATTCTTCTCCTTTATTTGTCTTTGTTATTATACTACTTATTCTTATATTAATTTCCACTAATTTCTACATTCCGATGTATGTGCCTTCTTCTTCTTCTAGTCTTAAATCAATTCCTGCTTGCAAAAAAACTGCGTTTAATTGTCGTATTTGTCTAGCTTTACCTGCTGCATTTACAGGTTTAAGAAGAAGTAATTCCATTTTTTTAGGGTCAAACATAGCTTCCTTTAAAACATCTTTAATTTTAGCTTGTGGCATTTTACTTAAAATATTTCTAAAACTTTTTGAACCAGCACCTGCAACAATTAAACCGCTACCTGAAAAATTTCCTCCAATTCCTAGTCCTGCTGCTTTTGCTCCTAATGTTCTTAAAAAGAATTCAAAAATTACATCTTCTGTTTCTAATAATTCATCTAATGTTTCTGAACTTTTTATAGCATTTTCAAAAATTTCTGCTTTGTTTGCTAATATTTCTATATTTTCTTTTTGTCTACGAGTTAATAACCCTTTTCTTATCAAAAGATTAGCAACTGTTTCTCCTGTTTCTGTTGTTGAATTTAATTTATCTTTAATTACAGCACCAAAAACAACTTCTTCTCCTGTAGAATTTTTTCTTGTAGCACTTTCTAAAATATTTTCCATAATTGCGTATTGTGCACCTTCTCGCCCTCTACTACCAACTGCTTTTGCGATACTCCCAAAATCTCTAGCTTTATTATTAGAATTAAAAGCAAAATTAATAACTCTATTTATATCGTTATTTGCAATTCGTGAAGTAACGCTTTTTGCTTTGTAACTTTTTTTCATTTTTGTTACAGCTTTAATAACTTTATCAGCAGTTTTTTTAGCATCTATTACATTTTCAAAACGATTGTATAAACCTGCTGTTTTTAATGAAGGTGCATATTGTTTTACAAAATTTTCTAATTTTTTTGGGTCAACTACATCATTAATTGTTCTTGTTTCTGCTGCTAAACCTCGTAATAAATTATTTTGTAAATCTGCCATATCTGTAGCTCTTTCAGAATTTATTGAAGTTGGAGTTATTCCTAAACCTGCTGCTTGTCTTATATCTTTTAAATTAATATTACCAACATCTTTAGGAAGCAAGGCAGCATTTAAAGATAATTCACTATTAACTTTTTCTCCACCAGCTCTATTTCTTTTTAAAATGTTTGCAATAACTGGTTTTTGTGTAAAATTTTCGTTTAAATATGCTGAGTATTTATTTGCTGCAATAACTTCAGGAGAATCTAATTTTGCTAAATCATTTCTAACAGATTTTTCTATTCTTTTGTATTGATTAGCAAGAGCAAATTTTCCATTTGCTGTATATTCTCTGTAACTAGCTCCTGCTTCTGTTTTTAAATTTAATAATTCTTCTGCTGTTAAATTATCAGTTTTTTTAAAATCTTTTCTATACGCAGTTAAAACGCTATCTAATTTTTTACCTTTTGCTAATTTTGCATAAATATCTTCTATTGTGTTTTTTGTATTTGATGCAACAATTATTGGCTTTCTATCAATTTTATTCCATAACTCTGTTTCTGTTTTTCTTCCGTCTTTTAATGCGTCTAAAAGAATATTTTTAGCTTGTATATTTGCTTGTGTTTTTGGCATTGCTTGAAAAACATCACTTCTTTTATTTAATAAATCTTCTGCAATTTTTACTCTGCTATCTAAATACCCAGTTAAAACTTCTAGTCTTTTTTCAGATGCTTGCACCATACTTTGTTTATCACCACTTGCCATTATGGTTTGAAATTGCTTATTAAAATCTTTTATAGATTCTTTTGTCCTTGTGTTAGCTAGACCTGCTGTTTGACTACTTAAAGATAGTAATTTTTTTTCTATAGCTAATAACCCTTTATCTCCTGTTATTTGACCAGAAGTTAAACTTTTTGATGCTGGGCTATACAGTTGTTTTGCTACTTCTTCTGGATTACCTCCTGATGCAGTTACAGCTTCTTGTAAAATTTTTGCAGCTTCTCTATTTTTTCCTTCTTCTCCAAATCTTGAAGTTATTGCTCTTCTAGCCGATCTTATTGCATTTGGAACATTTCTTGCTGCTAATGTAGAGGGTGATAAAGGAGCTAAAATTTCTCCATACATTCTAGCAGTAGGATTGCCAGGAACTAGAGTTTCTGCAAATCCTCCTCCTGTAGCACTTAACCCTCCCATAATAGCTTCGTTTCTACCAAATTCAACTGGTGATTCTTTTGCTTTTCTTAGTATAGGAGCTAATATACTTTCTGGTGTTAATGCTGATGCTGCTGCTTTTCGTACTGCTAAATAAGGTGCTGCTGCAAAACTTGCAGTATTTCCAAGAACTTCTCCTCCTATTGCGTAAGGTCTTAAATTAGGAGGAATATCTTTTATATTTCTATAGCCCATGTTTGTTTTAGCTAAAGCACTTGTAATGTTTTTTCTTCCTCCTATTGCATCAGGAGTACCACCTAAAGATTCTGTAATAGTTTGGTTTAAAACAGGGATTTTAGAGTAAGGACTGTCTTTAGGGTCTGCACGCCCATACTGTGTGGGAAATAAATATCCTACATTAGACAGAGCTTTTCCTGTTAATTTAGGCAATTCATTAACTAAATCTACTGTTGTGCCAGCTAAATTTCCTAAAGCAGTATTTAATCCTTGCCCAATAGCACCAATTTTTTCTTTAATACTAAAAGACCTACCTTTAATAAGCCCTCTGTTTCTAGCTTCTTCTAAATACGCTTTTTCTTTAGAATTTGCTAAATTTCTTCTTTCTTTTTCTTCTAAATATAATAGTTTTTTATTTGCCATTAATTTTCTTCTTTTAAATCATCTTCGGTTATGCTGTTAAATTCTTCGTCTGTGTAATTTTTAAAAGGGTTGTCTGTATTAGAATAATTTAAATCAAATTGTATTAAAGAATTTTCTAATATAGGAACTATTTGTTGTAATTTTAACATAACATCTATAGCATCTAGTTTTGCTTTTGATGCTCTTTTTTTGTCATTTGGATATATTACACCACTATTTCTTATCATTTCTTTTGCTTCTATAATTTTATTATTTAAATGGGGAATTAAAGATTTTATTTTTGCATAATTAGAAGCATCACTATTTGAGGTAGAAGGTAAAAGCGCTTCTATACTTTTTTGTGTGTATATTGCGCCTTTATCAGAAATTTCTTTTACCATTGGGACTTTAATTTTATTATTAATAATGTCTAAATTTGTTCCTGCTTGTACTTGATCTTGAAAAGGCACTTTTCCTCCTCTTAAGCCGTAAGCAAAATTTATTGCTCCTTTACCTGCTCCCATAACATCTGCCTTAGACATTAATCTTATATCTAATTCAGGTAAAGGTTGCTTTAAATCAATGTCTGTTAGTTCTTCTATAGCTCCTTGTTCTAAATCTGGTTCAAATTCTTGAGTTCTAGTTGTGCTTGCTAATGTAGCTGCATTTCTTTGTATTTCCGTAATAGATAATTTTTTATCATCTGGTAATTTAGAATTTCTTTCAATTTCGCTATTTAAAAATATTTTATATTTTTTATCATAAGCTGTTTCAGATTCTTCTTTTGGTAACGGCACTAAAATGTTTTTTGATTCTGCAATTTCTTTTTCTGTAGCAAATTCTATTTCATTAGTAACTGTGTTTAAAACAGCTTTTGTTGATGCTTGTTTTATTTCTTTCGGTGGTTCTATAGTATATTCTGGTCCAAATGGAACATTGGCATTTGGCTCTTGTGAAAAAGATGTCCTACCATTTACTGGGTCTGTCCTTTTATACGCTGTTTCCATTCCTCCTTCTTTATTGTAAATTACTGTTCTTTCTACTTGTGGTTGTAAATTTCTTAATCTTTCTTCTTCTGCTAATTCTAAAGTTCTATCTTGTATTCTTTTATTTTGCATATAATCTCTAAATTCTAATTCATTTACATCAGCACCTCTTAATGCTTGAGATAATGCTTGTTCTGCATTAGTTGGTAAAACCTTTTGTGGTAATGTGCCACTTAGAAACTTACTTATTGCAGATTTATCTTCTGGTATTTTTTCTCCTACTGTTAAAGCTACATTTTGTGGTGCTAATGGTATTCCTGTTGGTGTTATTGATGTAGCTTCAAATTCAGAGCCAACATAAGGTATTTTAGGTTTTTCTCTATAAGAACTATAACCTTTTAATCCTTCTATACTTCTTAAATTTCCTTCTTTATCTCTTATTTCATTTAATTTATCTATTTCTTCTTGTGTAAATAATATGTCAGGTCTAGTCCATGTAGACACTCCACCACCTTCTACATTAGTTGGTAATATTTCTAAATTACCTTCAGGACTTACACTCATACCTGTTGTAGATAAATTATTACCTCTTTCCATAGCATTTGCTATTTCCATAGCTCTACTATAAGATTCTTTAGCTTGTTCTTCTCTATTTATAGCTCTTTTATCAGCAGCTCTAGCTAATACACTACCTAATATTTTAGCAGTCATAGTTCCTACTGGAAATTTACCACCATAAGACTCTGCTGCTATATCACCAGGGCCAATACTACCACTCATTTGTCTTAATTGTTCAGCTAATAATTTATCATACTCTGTTAAATATGATTGTTGTCTAACTGGTGCTTTTAATACTGTCATTATAAACTCATTCCTAACCCTACTAAATTACCTAAAGCGTTCATTCCTGAACTATATCCTGCTACTTGATTTGCATATCTATTCGTTGCATCTGCTCCTTGAGCCATTGCTCCTTGCATAATTGGTGGTGGTGCAATACTTGTTCCTGGTACATTTAATCCAGTAGTAGCTGTACCTAAACCAGCAGAACCAACACTTGGTGAACCAGTTAATGTTGCTAATTCTTCCATAGGTAATCGTCTTTGTAATAATGTATCTGCCATAGCTTGAGCTCTCGCTTGATTTTGCATTTCTCTTATCATACTCGCTTCTGCTAATTGTGATTGACGCATAGATTGTGCTTCACCTGCTAACCCTTGACGCATACGCTGTCCTTCGGCAATAGAAGATTGTGCTAATCCAGATAATTGGTCAGAATGCGTCATTTCTAATCGACTCATAGCATCATTATATGCAGTAGAACCTACTGGTAAGCCAGAATTAATTAATTGTGTGTGTAATTGGGTTTTTTGTTGATCCATTGCTGGTTGTAACCGATTTAAAGCTCTATCATAATAAGCTGTTTCACTACGAGTTGCATAATCAGATAAATCATCAGTAGTTGCTAATGGTGTAAATCCTGTTGTATCTACCCCTCCTCTATATGTTGGTAAAGATGAAATATCAAATTGTCCACTAGGTAATTCTCCTAATCTTTCTCCTGCTACATCTAAATATTGCCCACCTATTTGTGCTTGTTTTTGTCTTTGTGTTTCATACTCTGGTCGTAAAGAATATTGTGCTTCAAATCTTGGTTTATCTTCTGTACCTACATCAGTCCATTTTGTTATATCATAAGGACTATACACATCTGGTCTATTCATTATCCCTTCAACAATAGCCGTTTCTTTATTCGCCGCACCTTGTGCTACTGCTGCTCCTGTATAATCTGGAGCTGGTGGTGCTTTTGGTGGACTAAAAAAATTTTTTACAAATGCCATTATAATTCCTTTCGCAACAATACTGCTTTTTTATTATATCCTTCTAATACTCTTTCCCAACCTTTGCGTCCTAAAATATCAATATACTTATAATTACGCTTTTTTGCATATTTTTCAATTCTTTTTGTAATTTCTTTAATATTTTCTAATTTTCCCCCACCTACACCTATACGCAAAATATCTCCATGATGTGCAGTAATTATAGCACTTTCTTCTTTTGTAAACAGTTGGTACTCTCCTTTTTTAATTAAAATTTCTAATTCTTTTCTCGTTATTTCACCCAAACCTTTTATAGCTGGTTCTAATACTCTCCATATTTTATCGGTAATAAACATTATAACCCCCTACCTATTTCAAACATAATATCAGTAGAGTGCCATTTTACTTGTTGAAGTTTTGTACTTGTTCTAATACGAATAGATGCACACCACCCTATA